AGGCTACCAGAAAATACGGGCAGAACTGCACGAAGCACGTAAAAACATTCCACCCAAAAACCCGGTTGATGTTGGTAAACAACTGGCAGCCGCGCGCGGTGAATATGTCGAAGGCATCAGCGACCCGGACGATCCGAAGTGGGTTCATAACAATTACAGCGCCTCAAATCAGGGTGAAAAAGAAGAAGTGGTGCCAGAGGAAAAACAACCAGCAGCAGAGCCGGAGGCTGTCACCAGAAACGCGGACGGGACTTTCGATGTATCAGCGCTATTCCTGCCCCCCTCAAACCAGACCGAAAAAACGGAAGCCAGAACAGAAAGAGATGGAGAAACGCCGAAAGAGAGCAACCAGCAGGAAACGGCTGGCGATACAGGGCAGGAAATTACAACGGACGGTGGATCAGGTACAACTTCATAGCGCAAAACCACACGCCAGTGGCGCTTATTGAAAAACTAAAAGGAACGGACTCATTCACTGTGTCCGCATGGATTGATCGCTATGAGGTTTTATTACAGCGCCGGAATCTGTCGGTTAATACCTACAAGATTCGCAGTAATCAATTAGCGACCGTACGCGAAAAAATGGGAGAAATAATACTGGCAGAAGTAACAACCCGGCACATTGCCAAGTTTCTTGAGTCGTGGATAACCGAGGGAAAAAACACTATGGCGGGAGCAATGAGATCAGTTCTATCTGACATGTTCAGAGAGNAAAAACCCGGTTGATGTTGGTAAACAACTGGCAGCCGCGCGCGGTGAATATGTCGAAGGCATCAGCGACCCGGACGATCCGAAGTGGGTTCATAACAATTACAGCGCCTCAAATCAGGGTGAAAAAGAAGAAGTGGTGCCAGAGGAAAAACAACCAGCAGCAGAGCCGGAGGCTGTCACCAGAAACGCGGACGGGACTTTCGATGTATCAGCGCTATTCCCGCCCCCCTCAAACCAGACCGAAAAAACGGAAGCCAGAACAGAAAGAGATGGAGAAACGCCGAAAGAGAGCAACCAGCAGGAAACGGCTGGCGATACAGGGCAGGAAATTACAACGGACGGTGGATCAGGTACTGGCGGTGATGAAGCTGGCGAAGCGGCAGATCCCGTAGAAAACGGCAATTTCACTGTCCCTGATGATATACAGCCAGGTATTTACTATGACATCCCTAACGAGGCGTATCACGCTGGCCCCGGCGTCAGTAAATCACAGCTTGACGATATCGCAGACACACCAGCAATTTATCTGTGGCGTAAAAATGCCCCCGTGGACACGGAGAAAACAAAGACTCTCGATACAGGAACGGCTTTTCACTGCCGGATACTGGAACCAGAGGAGTTCAGTAAACGCTTCATCATCGCTCCGGAATTTAACCGCCGTACCAGCGCAGGAAAAGAAGAAGAGAAAACCTTTCTGGAAGAGTGCGCCCGGACAGGAAGAACCGTGCTTACGGCAGAAGAAGGCCGGAAAATCGAACTTATGTACCAGAGTGTGATGGCGTTACCGCTGGGGCAGTGGCTGGTTGAAAGCGCCGGATATGCTGAATCATCAGTCTACTGGGAAGATCCGGAAACAGGAATTTTGTGTCGGTGCCGTCCGGACAAAATCATCCCTGAATTTCACTGGATCATGGATGTGAAAACCACTGCTGATATCCAGCGGTTCAGGACAGCTTATTACGATTATCGCTACCACGTACAGGACGCTTTCTACAGCGACGGTTATCGGGCGCAGTTCGGTGAGATACCCACCTTCGTCTTCCTTGTTGCCAGTACAACCGCCGAATGTGGGCGTTACCCGGTTGAGATTTTCATGATGGGTGAAGACGCAAAACTGGCAGGTCAGCGGGAATATCGTCGCAATCTGCAAACCCTGGCTGAATGCCTTAATAACGATGAATGGCCTGCCATTAAAACTTTATCACTGCCCCGCTGGGCGAAGGAGAATGCAAATGCCTAAACAGCCACCTATTGCAAAAGCCGACCTGCAAAAAACACAGGGAGCACGCACCCCGACGGCAGTGAAAAATAACAACGATGTGATCAGCTTTATCAACCAGCCTTCCATGAAAGAACAACTGGCGGCGGCCCTGCCCCGCCACATGACAGCGGAACGCATGATCCGGATAGCCACAACGGAAATCCGAAAAGTTCCGGCGCTGGGTGACTGTGACACCATGAGTTTTGTCAGCGCCATCGTTCAGTGTTCCCAGCTTGGGCTGGAGCCCGGCGGCGCGCTCGGTCATGCCTACCTGCTGCCGTTCGGAAACAAAAACGAAAAGTCAGGCAAAAAAAACGTTCAGTTAATTATTGGCTACCGGGGAATGATCGACCTTGCCCGCCGTTCCGGACAGATTGCCAGCCTTTCCGCACGCGTCGTCCGCGAAGGTGACGATTTCAGCTTCGAGTTTGGTCTGGAAGAGAAGCTGGTACACCGTCCGGGTGAGAACGAAGATGCACCAGTTACTCATGTCTATGCCGTTGCCCGCCTTAAAGATGGCGGCACACAGTTTGAGGTAATGACCCGTAAACAGATAGAGCTGGTACGGGCACAGAGCAAAGCCGGTAACAACGGCCCGTGGGTTACTCACTGGGAGGAAATGGCAAAAAAAACCGCCATACGCCGCCTATTCAAATACCTGCCTGTATCCATTGAGATCCAGCGCGCGGTATCAATGGACGAAAAGGAGACGCTGACTATCGATCCGGCTGATGCGTCTGTCATCACAGGTGAGTACAGCGTCGTCGAAAACGCTGGCGTGGAAGAGAACGTGACCGCATAACGGAGGCTGGCGGTCGCTGACCACCTGAAATGATAATGAACAAAATCACTGCATTACCCGTAGAGCGCGATAATTACGGTTACTGGACTCACCCGTTGTACGAACAGTTTTGCGATGGTCGTGAGGTTATCTCTCCAGACGAGTTTAATGCCTGGCTGGAGGCTAACGGTTTGGAATGGAAAGTCTCATACCTGGATGACGAGGAAATAGATCCTGACGTTGACGGATGCGACATTTCAACGTGGCAACCAGATCCGCCAGCAGGTAACGGCTGGTTTGTCGGTTCCATTCACGACACCGAAGACGGCGCGGTCTGTATCTGGTTACGCAACGTGCAGGACGGTCATTATGAGTAACAAAATTGTCTTTGTGAACGGCAAATCAAAGTGTGGTTGTGTAATGGCATTCAGTGACGGTGGCGGCGAATACTCAGACGTTCACACAATAATCCCGTGTGCCGAACATTCCATGCCTGAATCGGCACTTACTCAGCGTGATGATATGCGACAGGTGCGCGAACAACTGGAAGAAGCAAAAAAGCAAGTGGAAGAATTAACGATGTGGATTAAGCGTCTGGCCCACTCGCTTAGAAACGCCAGGCCGAACAGCAAGTTACACAGCGCCGCAATGAACTATTTGAGCCGTAAAGGGGTAATCAGTGTGGAGGATGTATTGCGATGAGCAATAACAAACTAACAGACAGGAAAATAGCTGAAATTCTGGCACGCGCTGAAATCTGCGACGATTCAGTTTTGACTGACTACACCGATATTGCAGCGGCGATGCGAGAGCTACAGGAACGCCGCAGGCTGGACGGGATACAGCACGCTGTCTGTGAGGTGTGTGGAGTGCCGTGTAATAATCCCAATCACCCACAAATGGCTGTGGCACATGAGTACAGCGTCCAGCCAGTGCCGGTAGTGTCATTTTATCGCGATGGCATTGAGGCCGCGGCTTCCTGGGTAGATAAGCAGAGACAAGCATTCGATAACGAACACGGACGGTACGACTCTGACACCGGTGCGTTTGAGTTTGGTAATGACACCCTACACGATTGGTCATACGCATTAGCTGAGTTAGCAGATGGCATCCGGGGATTGCATCCAAACGCGGGGGGCAATTCTCCGGTAATTCCGGATGGCTGGAAACTGGCCCCCGAAAAGGCGGACGAAGACATGATTGCTGAAGGAAAAATTATGGCGTCATGCATGATTGAGACTGTCGGAAAAATTGACGTGTCATTAATTTATGGTGCGATGCTGGCAGCAGCACCGGAAAAGGAGACCGGGCTATGTACAAAATAACCGCCATCGTCAAAAAGCCGGGTAATTCCCCGACAAACTGGGTTCGTTTTTCTGACAAAAAAATGAATAAAGCCCAGTGTGAAAAAATGCTGTCCGGCAGAACTGAAGCCGGAAAATCACGCGAAGAGAAAGTCACGCTGGAAGAGTTTAAATGTATTAAGGAATAAAGATCGCCTGCTGAATAATTAATTAACCGTAAAAATGCTTTTAAACACCGCTCACGCGGCGGGATTCGTACAGCCTGAATGAGGGAGGTAATTGCAGCATGAAGAAGCCTGTCTGTATGTTCTGCGGCGCCCCGGCCACTCTGCTTTGTGACGGGATCATCGGCTGGGATGCCGATGAGGATGAACACGGGCACATGACAAAATGTCGTGCCATGTTCACCTGCGATGCGCCCGTGTGCCGGAACTGCGCTACATGGCATGGCAACATATTTTTCGATGGCAAGATCCGGATGATGGATACACGCGACCTTTGCCCCCTGTGCCAGAAGTTACACGAAGCCGGCAAATCCATACGCGTTGCAGAGCACCGGAAAAACTCCGCCCTGCCGCAACCCTGCCTGACTGAAGAGCAGGCTGACAGGATACGCGCCGCGCATTGGGCAGGATTTACAGGACGGCGCGCCGGAGATGTAAAAGTTTTACCGGGCGGCGGTCAGCAGTCCTTTAAATTTTACCCTGATCATTGATGTTCAACCCTGACCGACCGCCACACCGTATAGTTGGCGGCGGTCATGAAGTAAAGAGACATGACTATGAGCTTTGTGAGACTTGAAACCTGGGGTGAATTAAATTATCCCGATGATCCACCACCTCTCACAACACTAAGACGATGGGCGCGAAACGGAAATATTTACCCGACTCCAGTATTACATGGCAGGACGTATCGGGTTGATCCGGACGCGTTTTATATCAAGCCGAATAAAGTGGGACTTGTGCTTGAACAGCACCACCCAAACGGGCGCACCGGAAAACCGAGTGCATTGCTGGAGAAGTTGATCAGTGAGTCGAAAAAAGTACGATGCTAACCTTCCGAGGAACCTCACCTACCGTAAGGCCAGTAAATCTTTTTTCTGGCGTAACCCGGTAACTGACAAGGAATTTCCGCTCGGTCAGATCGCCCGCAGGGACGCTATCACACAGGCCATAGAGGCAAACAACTTCATAGCGCAAAACCACACGCCCGTGGCGCTTATTGAAAAGCTAAAAGGAACTGACTCATTCACGGTGTCCGCATGGATTGATCGCTATGAGGTTTTATTACAGCGCCGGAGTCTGTCGGTTAATACCTACAAGATTCGCGGTAATCAATTAGCGACCGTACGCGAAAAAATGGGGGAAATAATACTGGCAGAAGTAACAACCAGGCACATTGCCAAGTTTCTTGAGTCGTGGATAACCGAGGGAAAAAACACTATGGCGGGAGCAATGAGATCAGTTCTATCTGACATGTTCAGAGAGGCTATTGTCGAAGGGCATATTGTGAAAAACCCGGTGGAAGCAACCCGGATACCAGAGATTAAGGTGGCCAGGGAACGCCTGCAACTGGAAACGTATAACGCCACACGAGCGGCAGCAGAGCATATGCCTGCATGGTTCCCTCTCGCGATGGATTTAGCGCTCGTTACTGGTCAACGTAGGGAGGATATCGTAAATATGAAATTTAGTGATGTTTTTGACAACCGCTTATACGTCACTCAGATTAAAACCGGAATGAAAATAGCCATTCCCCTCTCCCTGACACTTCGGGCGACGGGGTTACGTCTGGGAACGGTAATCGATCGCTGCCGACTTGTAAGCCGCACTGATTTCATGATCAGTGCCGGAATCAGGAAAAATAGCCCGACCGGGAATATTCATCCGGATGGATTGACAAAGACATTTGTAAAAGCAAGAAAAGCCTCCGGTGTTAACTTCAGCAATAATCCACCGACATTTCACGAGATCCGAAGTCTGGCCGGGCGGCTGTACAAAAACGAGCACGGCGAGGTGTTCGCCCAAAAACTCCTGGGCCACACATCAG